TCTTCTTCCGCGGCGAAAACAAGAGCCCGGAATACAAGCGCGGCCTGATCGCCGAGCTGCTGGGCGTGTCGATCGTCGAGACGAACCTGAACCCGGTGCAGAACCTGGCCGGCGTCGGCGTGGTTCGTCGCGGCATCCTGACGGGGCAGGGGGCGCTGGTCGAGGCGGAGTTCACGAACAACGCTTACGTCGAGGCCGAAGCCGCGGATCGCGACATGATCACGGTCGTGGACGGCATCGCGCACGTGACGCGCGAGGCGCTCGACCCGCTGAAGCAGGTGCTGACGCAGAGCTGGACCTACATCGGCGGGTTCGTGGCTCCGACCGACGTGACGACGAACCCCACGACGGTGCCGACGTCGAACAACAGCAGCCTGAAGCGCGCGATCGTAGTGGAGAGCCTGTGATGAACATCCTCGCCGACGTCGAGCGGCTGCGCGACGAAGTGACGGTCCAGACCGGCGTGATGCAGTCGGCTGCGACGCTGCTGACCCGCATCTCGGTGCAGATGAAGGCGGGGCTGTCTGCCGCGTCGGCGGCTGGCGCGACGCCCGAACAGCTGGCATCGCTGTCCATGTTGGACGCGACGCTGCAGGACCAGACGACGGCGCTGGCTGCCGCCGTGGCCGCGAACACGCCGGCCATGACGCCGATGCCGATGGAACCGGTCGAGCCAATCACCGAGCCTGAGCCGCCGCCGGTGGCCGCCCTGCCGGCTCCCGAGCCCGAGCATCCGGCGGGCGAGCATCCGACCGAGGGCTGAGGGTCGGCGCATGCCCAAGGGTGTGTATGCCCGTCAGCCGCGCGACGAAGCTCCACCTGAGCCGCGCAAGATCAGGCTGACGCATCGGCACGGGTTCATTGATCACAACAACCGGACCCGCACGTGGGAGGCCGGCGACGTGATCGACGATCCGGCCGAAGTGGCACTGCTGCTGAGACGGGGCGCTTCGCACGAGGTGATCTGAGATGTCGGACACCTACGTTGCGGGCACGTTCACAGATCAGCAGCTGGTCGACATCCGCCGATTTTGTGGATACCCGACCCAATCGGACGGCACGGTGCTGTTTCCGGCACCGTGGGTGAACCGAGAGTATCTGGCGCTCGACTACCGGCTTCAGCACTTCTCGATCGACGAGACGAAGACGATCCTGACCGTCTATCTGCCGCCGCTCTACGTGGCGCAGACGGCCATTCAGACGATGGGCACGACGTTGAACGTGGACATGGCCGGACCGTTCAAGCGCAACTCCCGCGAGATGCGAGAGCGGATCAGCCTCTACAACTGGTTGCGGCGCGACCTGTGCGCCTACATGGGGATACAGCCGGGGCCGGGGCTGTCGCAGTCGGACGGCTCAATCACGCTGATGGTCTGACGTGAGCGGTTCTGCGTTCGCCACGATCTGGCAGCTTGGGCCGCGCATCACCGCATCGGTGATCGGAGTGCCGTTCACGCAATACCGCCCCAGCGGCCCCGGCAACCCTTTGGCGACGGCGCGCGGCACGATCCCCGTGTGGCTGACCGGAGATCCGGCACTGATGGCCCTCAAGCCGCTGCCGCGGAATAAGCCCGAGGTCTACGCGGCGCTTGATCCGTTGCTGACGCTGCCCGGCGACTATCTGGTCGGCACGATCCCGATCACGCTGGACGACGGGTCGATCCTTACCACGGACAGCGGCGCGCCGATCGACACGGACATGCCCGGCGCGGTGATTTTCGTTGCGTCGCAGGACGTGCCGATGCCGATCGTCGTGGTGCTGTGCAACGCGGTGTTCACGCATCTGCGGCCTGGCGACCAGACGCCTGGGCCGGGATTCTACAGCGGCGCGCAAGCGGGCGAAACCGTGATGGCGACGGGCTGGCCGGGATCTTTCATCTCGACGACGGCGCGCGGGATGGACGACCTGAAGCTGCCCGGCGACGCGGCGCTCGGAACCGCGACGGTGCTGCTGCCCATGACGATGCCGAGCGCGATCCGTGCTGCCGACGTGCTGTCGAAGGCGAGCGGCGTGCTGGACGATGACGGCAATCCGATCGTCGATCGGTGCGTGGTCAAGAGCGCCGAGCTGACGGAGCGCGGGTGGTCGCTGGGCGTGGTGGTGGAGGTCGCGTGATGTCCGACACCGAACCGGCGGCGCCAAAAGTTGTGGCGCTGTTTGAGGGCATGCCGGCTGGCGATGGCGCTCCGGTCGCGGAGGTTGTCGCCGTTCTGCGGCAGATGCTGGACGAAGCCGAGCGCGGAGAATTGGTGGCGGTTTCGATCGTGGCCGTGCAGCCGAACGGCGGCATGGTTCGGGCGCACCATATCGTCGCACCCCATTGGCTCGCCATGATCGGCGCAATGGAAGTTGCGCGGATTCAGACGGCTCGGAATTACGTCGGCGACGACACGAGCAGCTCCAACTGGGTTCAGTAAATGCCCGACGTCAGCGACGTCGAAATCGCGTTGGTCAACCTGATCGGCGACGCGATCCTGCAAACGCCGCTCAGCACCGACGCAGGGACTGGCTTGACGACCGACGCCGGCACTTCGCTCACGGCCGACAACGGCATCGGCTACATGCAGGGGCAGTTTCTGTCTGGGCCGGGCGGCGGGTTGGTGAGCGTTCGGCGTGGTTGGCCGGACAGCACGCAGCTGAGCGACAAACTTGGGCAGGGCGCGGCGCTGGTGAACGTGTGGCCCGATCAGGCCATGCAGCGGAATACGACGCGCTATCTCGGGCCGCAGCAGGCTCCGGTCGTCATCGTCCCGCCGACGATCACGCTCACGGTCTCAGGCGAGACGGTCACGGTCGGCGGGCTTCCGGGCGAGGGCCAAGTTGTCGGTCTTCTGATCGGCCCTAAGGCGCATGCCACCGGCTACGCGTATCGGTGCACGGCGACGGACACGCTCGCCAGCGTCGCGGTGTTCTTGGCCGGCGTCACGCCCAGCGCCGTCGCGAGCGGCGCGACGATCGTGTTGCCGCCCGGAACGCTCGTGCAGGCGCGGGTTGGCGCGGATCAGTCTTCAAGCCGCGAGGTGCGACGGCAGGAGCAGGTGTTCTGCGTTCGGGTCTACGCGCAGACGCCGCTGGCTCGAGATGCCGTGGCGTCGGCCGTCGATCAGGTGTTCGCGCCGATCTCGTTCTTCACGGTCGGCGGATACGCCGCCTACGTGCGGTGGATCGGGTCTGCGACCGACGACTACCCGAGCAAGGCTACGGTGTGGCTGCGGACGCTGCGCTACATGGTCGAGTATCCGACCACCGTCACCGAGACCGACCCCGAGGCGCTGTTCATCACGATCGGCGGCCTCGGGTATCCCATCACCGTCTAGGGGCGCACACCATGCGGCTTTTCGTGAAGTCCCCGTTTGACGGGAAGAACGTCGGTGACGTCGTGACGGACGCGGCGGAGGTCGAGGCGATCTTGGCGGACCATCGCGAGGCGCACGTGATCCGGTTCGGCGACGCAAAGGCCGAGCCTAAGCCGACGAAGCGGGAGGACTAAGCTATGGGGTCCATCACGGCGCTCGGCCAGTTAAACGTTACGGCGCTGTCGGTTCCGGGCGTTTACACGCAGATCGTGCCGCCGCCGAACGTGCTGGCCGGCTCTCCGTCCAACATCGTCGGCATCGTCGGCACCGCCGTCTGGGGTCCGGTCAACCAGGCCGTGATCGTCGGCAACGCGGCCGGCTACACGCAGAGCTTCGGCCCGCTGCAGAACCGGACATTTGATATGGGGACGGCGGTCACGATCGCCTGTCAGCAGGGTTCGCAGAACTTCCGCTGCGTGCGCGTGACGGACGGCACCGACGTCGCCGCAAGCGCCGTGGTGGCGGGCACGTCCAGCACCGGGTTTGAGCTGGTCGCGCGCTACACCGGCACGCTCGGCAACGGGCTCACGTGGTTTCTGTCGACCGGCACGGCGGCGGGCAGCTATCGGCTTACGCTCGTCCTGTCGGGCGTCGGCATCGTCGAGGTGTTCGACAACGTGACCGGAACCGGCGCGGCGCTGTGGACCAACCTCGCGTCGGCCGTCAACAACGGCAACAGCGCGCTGCGCGGGCCGTCGCAGATCGCGGTCGCGAGCGTGGCCGGCAGCTACAACGCCGCGCCCGCGGTCAGCACGACGGCCGCCTCGTTCTCGGGCGGCACCGACGGTGTGACGACCATCACCTCGGCGACGCTGATCGGGTCCGACAGCACGACGCCTCGCAAGGGCATGTATGCGCTGCGCTCGCAGGGGTGCAGCGTGGCGATGCTGGCCGACGCGACCGATCCGACGCAGTGGACGCTTCAGTCCCAGTTCGGCGTCGGCGAGGGCGTCTACATGATCCTCTCCACGGCGCTGGGTTCTGCCATCACGAACGGCACGACCGGCTCCGTGGACCTGAAGGCGAGCGCCGGTCTGGACACCTACTCGTGCAAGCTGATGCACGGCGACGGGCTGTTCTGGCAGGACACGACCAACAACGTGGTCCGCATCGTCTCGCCGCAGGGCTTCGTCGCCGGGCTCTTGGGCAACCTGTCGCCCGAGCAATCGACCCTGAACAAGCCGATCTTCGGCATTCAGGGCTCGCAGCGGTCCGGGCTTCCCGGCTCGGGGCTCAACGGCACGTATGCGAACGCCGAGCTGCAGGCGCTGTTCACGGCCGGCATCGACGTGATCGCCCTGCCTGCCGCGGGCGGCTCCTACTGGGCCTGCGGGCGCGGCTGCAACGCCTCGTCGAACCAAGCGATCAACGGCGACAACTACACGCGGCTGACCAACTATATCGCGACCACGATCAACGCCCTCGGGGTGTTCGTCGGCCAGATCATCAACGCGCAGTTCTTCGGCAACCTCAAGGCGGCGCTGCTGGGCTTCTTGGCAAACATGACGCAGGCCGGGCAGCTGTCGCAGCCGAGCGGCGCAACGCCCTACAGCGTGGTGTGCGACACGTCCATCAACCCGCCGAGCCGAACGTCGCTGGGCTACGTGCAGGCGAACATCGTTGCGATTTACGGTAGCATCGCCGTTTTCCTCCTGCTGGACCTGCAGGGCGGCCAGACCGCGGTCGTCACGGTGACGGACTCCACCGGTCAGCCGATCACCTAGCCCATCCGGCCCTTCGGCAAGGCCGTCTTGCCAGCGTCGTGATGACGCGGGCCATCCGATACATGGAGCCGCTTCATGCCGATCATCCTAGGCCAAGGTAGCTTCTCAGTCGGTCGAGACTGCACGCTCGTGATCATGCACCCGCTGGCGGCGTCAGGCCGGGTGGACATTCCGAACGTGACGTCCTTCCGGTCCGCGCAGGTGACGGCGAACGTCAAATCCGATCGGCTCGACGGCATTCAGCTGGCCGCCGAGTTGCCGAAGGGCTGGACGTTCAACTTCATGGCCGACCGCGGCTCGCCAGGGCTGGACAACCTGTTCGCCCTGATCGAACAGAGCTGGTATATCGCCGGCATCCTCAATCCATGCTCGGTGTATCAATACATCACCGAGAAGGACGGCTCAACCAGCACGTTTCAGTACACGCAGGCGTCGCTGAAATTTGACGATCCAGGAACGTGGAAGGGCGACAGCAAGGTCGAGCAGGCGTTCTCCGGTGAGGCGTGGCAGCGGCTGCCCGTATGAGCGATCCGATCACGCTCATCGACGCGAAGGGTCGCAAGCTCACGGTCCGCGAGATGGATCTTCTGCAGCAGATGCGGTTTCTCCGCGCGCTTGGCCCTCAGCAGCGGACGTTTACGCCGGGCCAGGTCGACCCCTACGTTGAGACGGCGCAATGCGTCGCGATGGTGTCTGCGATCGACGGGCATCCGTTGCCGCCCATCACGTCCGAAGCCAATCTCGACGCGGCCATCGCAAAGGTCGGCGACGACGGTGTGAACGCCATCTCGGCTTGGTTCCGGGCGCGTGCGAAGGAAGCCGCAGAGGTGGCCGACGCGGCAATGGAGGACGGCAAGGCCGCCGACCCTTTGGCTCCGTCCGGCTGATCGTCGAAAACCCGGAGATCCGGCAGTTCCTTTGGCTGGTCAAGAACCGCGTGCCTTGGGATGAGGCGCTGGCGCTTGACGCGGAAGAACAAGCGGCGTTCAGCATTATCTTTTCCGAGCTGAACGGCGGAAAGTTCAACTGGCTGACGCGCGAGTGGGAGAAAACCTGATGAATCTCACGCTCGACGAGATGCTGCTGCACTTAGCCGAGGTCACGATCGCGATCCGGCACGAGACGCACGAGGCGCTGACGCACGCCGCGCAGATCGTGCAGCGCGAGGCGCAGCAGGAGCTTGGGACGTATCAGGGCGCGGCGGGGCCGTTCGCCGCTTGGGCCGAGCTGGCTGACGCCACCAAAGAAGAGCGCGTGGCTCTCGGGTTCAGCGAGAACGATCCTGGCGTGCGGACGGGCGAGATGCGCGACAGCATTCAGTATTCGGTCGGCACCGGCGCGGACTGGCAGCAGGCAAACGTCGGGTCGGACGATCCGAAGATGGTCTACTTCGAGCTTGGGACGATGACGCAGCCGCCGCGCTCGGCGCTCGGCGGCGCGGCGTTCCGGCGGGCTCCGGAGATCGCGCATGCGCTGGGCGAGGCTGCCGTGCGGGCGTTGGTCGGGCCGCACACGCGCATTCGCATCCCTTAAGGGCGTGGCGCGCCAGAGCCTAGGCCAAGCTGCACCATCAAAGCGTCCCACAGCGCCAGACCGATCAAGCCGCCGACCACGATGAAAAACGGCACGAACAGGCCAAGCGCGATCACGCCGAGGCAAAGATCAACGAAAGACGCGCGCTTGAAGCGGCTCTTGAACGTGTCGGCGTGGACCTCGCGCCACTGAGGCGTGCCGCCATCGTCCTCAAACGCGTCGTGGTCGATGGTGCGTCGCGGCGGCGGTTTTCTGAGCGTCATGCGCGTAAATTAGACTGACCGAAGCGGAAACGCAACGTCAGGTCTCGTGAGAAAGCGGTTGCATGGCGATTGACGTTTTCAACGTCGGCGTGAACATCGCCATGTCCACCAATGGCCCGCAGGTCATTGGGACGCTGCTGCGGGACTTGGGCGGTCTAGGCCGAGCCGCCACGGCCGTCGAGAAAAACTTTGCCGCGCTGAAAGTTGCGGCTGTCGGCGCGCTCGGCGTGCTGGCCGGCTCCGCAGCCATCAAGGGCCTGTGGGGCATCGTGGAAGCCGGCCGAGAGCTGAACCGCGAGCTTGAGCGGACCAAGCAGCTGGGCGGCGACTTCGCCAAAAACATCGACCGGACGCGCGGGATCGCGTTCCAGACATCGTTCGACGTGCCGACCGTGACGCCCTCACAGGCTGTGCGGCTGCAGCGCGAGCTTGGCGGCGTGATCGGCAACGACGTGGACGCCGGCACGGCGCTGCCCTACGCGGCCCGGATGGCGCACGTCGTCAGCAACTACACGGGCGAGAACGAAGAAGACGTCATCAAGAACCTGATCAAGTTTGCGGACATCAGGGCCAAGATTTTCACCGCCTCGACGGACGGCAAGGAGCACATCGACTTCGAGAAGCTGCTGCCTGAAATGGAGGCGGCGGCCAAGTCGCTGATCATCGGCGGCAACTACGTGAAGTCGGGCGATCTGCTGGCGCTCGCCAAGCAGGCTGGCGTGCCCATCAAGGGCATGGCGGGCGGCGACACGATCGCGGCGCTGGTCGAGATGGCGATTTCGCAGGGCGGCTCGCGGACCGGCACGGCGATCACGTCGCTGATGCAGCAACTCGTCGGCGGGACGATGACG